GGTTCGCTAGGCCACGTTACGTTTTTCAAATTACCATTATCGTCAAGCGTAGGCGTTGCGGTAGATGGTAAATCGCGTAAAGCTTGCCGATAGGTTGCCCATTCGCCGAGCGTCAAATCTGAACTTGCACGCCAATCTGTTTTTGCAAGTTTACGGTTTCTTATTTCTCTTAAAATTCGCATTGGTTCTGCGTTCTCTAATTCAGTGATTTTTGAATTTATTTCTGAATCAGTTGGTCTTTTAACAATTCCTTTATGAACTGAATTTACAATAACGTGTTCAGTTTTCATTCGTTCAGAATTAGGGATTTTATTACCTTTAGAATCTATTTTAGACCAATCATACCAGTTTGGTGTTTCTGGGTAAAAACTCCATAATGCTTTTTCAATAGTTTTTATCATCAAGTATCTCCCAATCTTATAAATGTAAATGTAGTTTGATTCGAACCCGTAGCACCTAATGTGATAAAATCACCACTTGAAACCTCACGTTTAAATCTAACTTTAATATTGGACGTATTATCAACATCAATTTGACCCACCGCATGAGTACCATTATAGGCCGATGTAGCATGTACCGAACAATATTTTTCAATCTCGTTAGCAAAGTTTACACCATCTTCTGTAATCTGAATCTGAATTCCCCCAAAATTATGAGCATTCCCAGCGTTACTTAGAAAATGAGCAGAGACTGTTACTAAATAAACACCAGTTTGAGGGAACGTAAAAACACCAGAACTTTCCGACATACCTGTTCCTATTTGTGTAAACCATCCATCGTCTACTCTTTCTAAATTGGTACTAATTACTGCACTAGCTGAAGTAATTGAAGCGCTCAATCTCCACTGATCTGCCATTGTAATGCCGTCAGTTGTCGCAAAACCTGAAAGACCAGAACCAGCGATTACGTTTTTTAAAGTAACAACTCCGCTTGATTCCGTCAGAATTTCCGTTGTTCCGTCTGATTCGTAAATCCCACCACCAGACGGCAATTTAATTTTTAAATTAGTGTTTCCCGAAAAACCTATATCACCCGTAGAATCAGCGATCTCTAGCGATGCGGTCCCGTCGTTCGCTTTGAGATTGGTAGCTTTTACGTTTGTCGCTTTTAATCCGCCTGAACTTGTAACTTCACCCGTAGAATCTGCGACCACTAATCCCGCGGTCCCGTCATTAGCTTTTAAGTTTGTCGCTTTTACGGTTGTCGCTTTTAAGTCTCCGGTAACTTCAACATCACCCGAATTCGTTACTTCGATTTTCCGCGATGCGTCGTTGTTCTGTATGATAACGTCGTTTCCGCTATCGCCCTTAATGATTCGATCTGCCATTTTAAATCACCTCGCATACTGAAAAATTTACGTTTTGAAAAGACCCGTCAACGGTTGCGCTTTGCATTTCTGGCGCGTCTAATAAATAACAAAATCCGCTATATTCTTGCGCTTCGCTTTGTGCGCTTGGCATTCCCTGAAGCGCGGCAATCGGAAACGGTTTTGAACGAAACGCGTAATAAAAGTCGAAAAGATTATTCGCTTGTGCGATTGGCAAAACTACGTCGATGGTGAATTGCTTCGCGACGTTTTTAGGCGTTTGACGATACCCGCCATTAACAAGAGGTTTGCGAATTGAAAAATCTTTAAGAGCCTTGGAAAATCCAATCTGAGGATTTTCTAGGCTGATGCAAGCGGAAGCGCGAATAATTCCAACGCGCACCGGATTCTTGATCGCGGTAATCGCACCATCCGAAACCGTTGCCGAAAGCGTTACGTCCGCGTTACCCGTACCTTGACCGACGATTTTCATAACTTGATAATCGACCCCGCCAATCGTGACCAGCGATCCGACGCGAACGTTCCCATGACTAATGCAATTCACAACCGCATCAGATGAATCGTCAAAACGTCCAGTCGCGCCGCTTGATTGATTCCATTTCGCAATCGCGTTTCCTTCGATGGGCAAGTCTTTTAGGTCGTCTTGAGATTCTAAAATGATTTTGACGGTTCCAGCGCCTAATGCAGAGCCGTTAAAATTATTTTGAATCGCGCTTTCTGATGATCCCAAACCAAGCTCAAGAACGACCTCTTCCTCGCCACCATCGCCGAGCGTTAAATTT